CGGTGATAAGCAGGGGCTGGAAGATCAACACGCGCTTGGGGGGGGGCGTTGTTCGTCCCTGCCAGAAGTGGCAATGTGCCTAAACGCAGGGGGGATGAAGCGCCAGGACTCGGAATCGGAGACGCTGATTCCTACCATCGGGGGCGGCTTCGACCGTGGCCCAACGCTGACGTGTAACCATGAGGCGCCGATTGCGGCTTACTCAATCATGCCGATGAATAGCGGGAAGGACTACAAGGCGCGTCAGGTTGAAGTTGCCCAGCCTTTGATGGCTGGCGGTCCAGTGGGCGGAAACCAAGGAGGCGACTTCATTTTGCAAAGCGTCACCCACTCCCTTCGCGGCGAAGGCTTCGACGCCAGCGAGGACGGCACGGGGCGGGGGACTCCGCTGGTGCCCGTTGGCGTTACCCTTCACGGCACTGACGGCACGGCCAGCGTGGCATCGTTCACTGACCTGTCCAGCAGCTTGCGCGCCCGCATCCCGAGCGGCGTGGAGAACAGCACAACGACAGCGGTGATGCAGCCGGTGGCCTCGCTTCGCCCCATAGACCCATTTCTTGGCGGCGACATCACCATAGCAATTGACGCCAGTTATGCCAAGGGATGCGGCGGCACCAGCGTAGCTGAACGGCCCGTAGTAGCGCAGGCCATGCAAGTCCGACGCCTCACTCCCGTTGAGTGTGAGCGCCTACAAGGCTTCCCAGACAACTACACCGCCATCCCGTGGCGCAAGAAGACCGCAAGCGAGTGCCCTGATGGCCCTAGATACAAAGCACTAGGCAACTCTTGGGCAGTTCCTGTTGCACGATGGATAGGCGACCGCATCAATAAGGTCAGCAAGATCATTGACCACACAAAAAAGTAGGTCTTTCTATATACACGCTCTTGAACCATCGCTTACACTAGCATCACTGCAATCAAGCAGGTAACAGAGAAGGAAGCGAATCATGTTGTTCACCCGCGAAGGAAAAGAGTTCACCGGCAACGTCAGCTATGACGACAACGGCAAGGCTGTTCGATTCGTCAACGTCACTTGTGATCGTTGCCATGTGATCAACGGCCAGCGTCTGTGGGTGATGGGCACCATGAACGGCCAGCCCTACAGCCTGACTGGCTTCCAGTGCTGGACCTGCGGCAACACTGGTATCCGCGGTGAGCGCAAGGAGCGCCTGTTCACTGCAGTGGAACTGGCCCGTGTCAACAAGGCTGCAGCCACCAGGGAAGCCAATCGTGCATCCAAGGCTTCTGCAGCGGCCGAAGAAGCTGCACGCAACGCATCTGCAGAGCAGCAAGCATTCCTGTCTGGCAACGCTGACTTCATCGCCAAGTTGCAGACCCTGACTGGTGACTTCTGGACTCAGTTCTGCAAAGAGTTCATGGGCCGCATGAAGGCCCCTACAGAGCGCCAGATTGCTCTGGTTGATAGTGAGGTAGCCAAGCGTGCCAAGAACGCCTCCAGCGCCTTTGTAGGTTCGATTGGCAGCAAGGTCGAGATGACCATCACTGTTGAGCGCATCATCGTCCTGCAGAGCCAGTTCTATGGCACCAACTACATCACTATCGCCCGTGACCAGCGCGGCAATGTGATCACCTACAAGGGCTTGGTTGACCTGGGCGCAGTGGGTGACACCAACACCATCAAGGCCACGATCAAGGATCATGAGATGTACCAAGGTGTGGCGCAGACCTCGATCCAGCGTCCCAAGGTAGTCGAGATGGCATGAGCAAAGACCCCACAGAACAGTGGGGTGTTGACTCATTCTTAAACACTCGATTACACTAGCATCACTGCAATCAAGCAGTTCAACAGCGAAACAGGAGCGAATCATGAACCGTCAAGCATACGAAGTCTGCAACCCGTCCTTCTCTGATCTCAACATTGAGCGCCAGATTGAGTACGGCATCAATGACTGGTGCGCAGAAGGCAAGTCCGGCCATCAATACTTTGGTCAGACCAAGGAACAGGCAGAAGCCATCCGTGCCCAGTACCAAGACATCTAAGGAGCAAGACCATGCTGTACGGATACATCTCCTCCTTCGACGCCGACAGGCCCGAAACCCCCGAGAAGCAGGAACGGAAGTTCACCATCACCCTGAGCGGCACCAAGCGCACAGTAGAGTACGACGAAGACGGTGCTTTCATCGTCAAGCTCAACGGCAAGATCGCAGAGCGCGACATCACTGAAGAGCAGTGGGACGACCTTGAGCGCGAAGTCCAGAAACGCCTTCGCCCTGACTGGGTTGACTATTGGCTGGCAAACTAAGTGATCCACTATCACGGCACACCAATAACTCCGATCAAGGCATTGGAGACTATGGGAGGAAAGCACTTCTGCATAAGCTACGCCCGCCCGGACTCCTTAGACAGGTGCAGGAGGCTAGGTCAATCGCTCATGCTGGACAACGGTGCTTTCTCATGCAAGACCCTTGGCAGGCCTTTCGATCTTCACGGGTTCTACGAATGGGTCGAGCCTCTCCTGACTCACCCAAACTGGGGCGTAGTGCCTGATGTGATCGACGGTTCAGTAGAACAGCAGCGAGAGATGGTCAAGACATGGCCCTTCAGGAAAGAGTTTGGCATCCCGGTATGGCACCTAGGACTGCCGATTGACTACTTGCTGGAGCTTTGTGATGACTGGGGCAAAGTCTGTTTTGGAAGCGCAGGCATGTACTGGCAGATAGGTACTGATCTCTGGTGCAGCCGCATGGACGAAGCATTCAACGCGCTGTCAAAGCGTTACGGGCGTCAAATACCCTGGGTTCATGGCATGAGAATGCTCGGTCAATCGTCAGGACCGTGGCCCCTAGCCAGCGCAGATTCCACCAACGTAGCCCTACATCACGCAGAAAAGAAAGAATGCGCCGGTTGCATGGCAAAGCGCATCGACCAAACCAACCCACCCTCCGAGTGGAAAGAAAACCCCCTACAGGAGCAACTGTGCTTTTAACCGCAATCGCAATCTACGCATCGGCAATGGTTCTTGCCAACCTGTCCGTTGCCGCCTTCGGGCCAGCTATCAGTCCCGTCAACGCATTCATCCTCATCGGACTGGATCTAGCACTGCGCGACTGGCTCCACGTTCGGCTCAAGATCTGGCAGATGGGCTCCCTCATCGCCGCCACAGGAGCACTAACCTACATCCTCAACCCAGCAGCAGGAATGATCGCTATCGCTTCCGCCAGTGCATTCTCAGCAGCAGCACTCGTAGACTGGGCTACATTCGCAAAACTTAAAGGCTCATGGATCTACAGAGCAAACGGATCTAACATCGCAGGAGCAGCAGTTGATTCCCTGGTATTCCCAACCATAGCATTCGGAGCCCTGATGCCTCACATCGTCATCATGCAGTTCGTAGCTAAAGTAGCAGGCGGCGCATGTTGGGCATACCTGATCAATCGCAGTAAAATTAACCAAACGTAAACACAATCATGGCACGCACAGGACGACCATCAATCTACTCAGATAAGCTGGCAGCTACCATCTGTGCTCGCATCGCAGAAGGAGAGAGCCTTCGCTCCATCTGTAGGGATGACGCAATGCCTTCAATCGCAAGCGTCTTCTTGTGGTTGTCGCAAAAGCCTGACTTCTCCGACCAATACGCCCGCGCACGGGAAGAACAGGCAGAGGCATTCGCTGACGAGATCGTTGCTATTGCCGATGAGACGCCTGAGCTTGAGGAGGTTCTTGACAGGCATGGCAATGTGGTGGATATGAAGCTGCACTCTGCATATGTGCAGTGGCAGAAGAACCGCATTGATGCCCGCAAGTGGACTGCCTCGAAGCTGAAGCCTAAGAAGTACGGCGACCGGATCGCTGTTGCGGGGGATACTGAGTCCCCGATCAAAGTCGAAGCTGAGATTAAGGCGGATAAGCTGCTGGAGGCTCTGGTGACCAACGCTGAACTGCGCAAGACCGCGGGGGAATGATGGACAACAGGATCACGGTTCCTCAAGTAGCCCGCCTGATGGGCGTGGTGCTAGATAACAAGACATCGTGGTCTGTTGGGTCCGAGATGGCCCATACATATCAGCAGGAGTTCGGAGAGAACCCTCCGAAGGACAATCGGCCTAAGACCACTGGCTCCGGTTCTCACTGCTTCGCTCTGTACCCTGCTAAGTGGGAGAGCAAGATCCGCAAGGTCATCGAGTCTCATCTTGAGCAGCAGGCACGGCAGCCAGATATGTTCGCATGAGCCTCGCCGAAGCGTTCCAGCAGCCTGATGTACTGCAGGCCCTCAAGACCTTACCCCCTGAGAAGCGCTTAGCGTACCTTTGGAGGGCTAATTGGATCGAGAAGGCACACAAGCATCAGATGCCGCCTCCGGGCGACTGGTGGACGATCTGGCTGCTCCTAGCGGGACGCGGGGCAGGCAAGACCAGAACGGCCGCTGAGCAGGTAGGTTGGTGGGCCTGGACTGAGCCAGGGACCCGATGGCTTGTTGGAGCGCCGACCAGTGCTGACGTCAAGGCTACGTGCTTTGAGGGCGATAGCGGCCTTCTGAACGTCATCCCTTCCCCGCTGATCGCTGACTACAACAAGCAGCACCACGAGCTCAAGCTGACCAACGGCAGCCTGATCAAGGGCATTCCGGCATCTGAGCCTGAGCGCTTTCGGGGTCCGCAGTTCCATGGGGCATGGCTGGATGAGCTTGCTGCCTGGGAGTACCTGCAAGAAGCCTGGGACCAGATCCAGTTCTCCGTGCGCCTGGGCTCGAGAACCCGCATCGTTGCCACCACCACACCCAGACCCAAGGATCTGATCGTTGAGCTAGTAGGGCGCGAGGGCGATGACGTAGCCCTGACGACTGCCAGCACCTACGCCAACCTCGCCAATCTCGCCCCGTCCTTCCAGAAGCAGATCCTGCAGTACGAGGGGACGAAGCTGGGCAGGCAGGAGATCCACGCTGAGATCATCGACCCCGAAGAGGGCGGCATTGTGCAGCGCGCAATGTTCAAGCTGTGGCCTGATGGCAAGCCATTCCCGAAGTTCGAGTACATCGTTCAGTCCTACGACTGCGCTACCAGCGAGAAGACACAGAATGACCCAACTGCCTGTACGACCTGGGGAGTCTTTAAGCCACTTGACGGGCCTATGTCTGCGATGCTTATTGATTGCTGGCAGGAGAGGATGCAGTATCCCGACCTGCGGCCGAAGGTTATCGACGAGTACGAGACGATCTTCGGGGAGGGCAAAGAGAAGAAGCGAGTGGATCTCATACTCATCGAGGACAAGTCCGCAGGCATTTCTCTGATCCAAGACCTGCAGAGAGCGCATCTGCCTGTGAGGGCGTATAACCCCGGCAAGGCAGACAAGCTGCAGCGCCTGAACATCGTCAGCAACATCATCAGCCGCGGCAGGGTGTGGATACCTGAGTCGTCTCAGAGGAAGGGCTATGTGCGTGACTGGGCTGAGGGGTTCGTGTCTCAGATATGCTCGTTCCCTGAGACAACGCACGATGACTTTGTGGACAGCGCTACGCAGGCCCTACGGTTCTTGAGGGACGCTGGCTGGCTCGAGGTTGACCCGCCACCCGCTGATGACTGGGATGAAGAAGACTATGCAGACTCTGGCAGACAAAGAAGAACCAACCCATATTCCGAGTGAGCCTGTAGTCAGGACGCACTTCTTGGGCGAGGGGCATGTGATGACCCCTTTGTGTTGGTGCTTTCCTAGGTTAGACTTTAAGTGCCCAGAAACTGGCAACGAAGTATGGGTACATCACCAACCGTGTTAAGGAGAATGAGATGAAGAAGTTCTATGTGCCTGTGATCCTGG